TACGATGAAGGCAGAGAAGGTCGGTAGCACGCGTGAAGGCATCCTGCGTGATCTCCTGAAGAACGTGCCGGAGGAAATTCGCAGCCGCTACCTCAGGGACTACGGGTTCATGACGTTCGACTCCGACGAGAAGTTCAACTCCTACATCGACGCCATCAAGCCCGAGGTAGAGAAGATTGAAACCGAAACCAAGCAGCAGGCCGGTCAGGTCAGCGGCACGAAGGGGGGCGGTTCAGCTTCAGCAGCCAATGGCAAGGTAGACCCGATAGTCCAGGCTCGTATCAATGAGAAGCAGGCCGAAGTGACAAGCCCGGCCATTGTAGGCTTGTCGAATCAAAGCTAAATCCAAATGGAAGTAGGTTTCAAACACAACAAAGCTCAGAAGCCGGAGCCCGTTCGCATAGAGCAGGTGTTCGCTGAGAAGCCGGGTGGTGGCCTCGTTGCCAACCCTGACTATGATGTGCCCCCCACCTCTGCCGTTGGCTACGACGCTGCTACCGGGCTGTACAAGCCCATAAAGTGCTACAAGCTGGTGGCAAGCGTGCAGGCATCCGACACTACCATTAAGATTGCCAAGAACTCCGGTGTCGCTAAGAACGACATCATTGCTCACGGCAAGATTGGTGTTAAGTGTACCAACGTCAATCACACCAACGAGGAATACGACCTCGTCACCGTGACGCTGGGTGTGGACATCGACATTGAGACGGAAGACCCCTGGCTCTACCAGTCGAAGGTTGAGAGCGCAGATGCAGCAGGCGATGATCCCGCTGTGGATGCAGAACCCCTCTATACTCCTGAGTACATCACCGGCAAGACCGACTGGGTATGGGCTGGTGAGGGCGACCAGAGCGTCAAGCTCATCAACGGTGCCAACGTGAGAAAAGAAACGGCCAATATCTCTGCCGAGATTGCAGCCCTGTTACCAACCATTAAACGTGTATAAGCATTATGGGAAATATGAATGCTCCGCTGTTTGACCTCGACCGTCCCGGTATGCAGGCCACCGTGAACAGCTACAAGCCGGGCGCAGGCCTGGCATGGCAGACCCTGTTCCCCTTGAAGTACACCCCGAAGTTCGACCTGAAGGGTATCGAGGGCGACGAGGGCATCCCCGTGTCTGCTGACCGCGTTGCCTTCAATACCAAGGCTCCCCTGAAGACCCGTAAGACGGTAGGTTCATGGAGCGGTAAGCTGGGTAAGATTGCCGTGTCACGCGACAAGGACGAGACCCAGATTAACGAGTACGAGGACTTGAAGGTGATTGCAGCCGCAAACACCGAGGACACCGCTACTGCACGCTACCTCGTGGATATGGTCTACGACGACGTGGACTTCTGCAACAACGCCATGAACTACCGCGTTGAGCTCGACGCTCTGCGCATCGGTTCATCCGGCAAGCAGGTGCTCTCTAAGAAGCTCGACGGCGACATGGCCACCGAGGACACTATCAACTTCAACGTTCCCACGGAGAACTTCATCGGTGCCGCCGTTGATTGGAGCGACGCTGAGAACGCTGACGGTCTGAAGGATATTGCCAACGGTCAGGAGATTGTGGGCAAGAAGGGTCTGCGCAAGCCGCAGTACGCTATCATGGAGAAGGAGAAGTTCCAGCAGCTCCGTGCTCAGAAGAAGGTGGCTCGCCGCCTGTTCCCCTCTACCACCGACCTGTCGCTGATTACCACCGAGATGATTACCCTGGAGCGTATCAACAACTATATGCGCCAGGAGGGCTACCCCCAGATACTCTACATCGACAGCTACGTCACCGTGGAGCAGAAGGACGGTACTCAGGAGACCCTGAAGCCCTGGAACGTCAAGGTCGTCACGCTCTCTCCCACCGTACAGCTCGGCTGGACGTACTGGAAGCGCGTGCCTATGGCTAAGAACACCGAGGCTTATCAGGTCTACGGTTCTTTCTACAAGCTCACGGTCTACTCAGACGTCAACCCGCAGACGGAGACCACTCTCGCAGAGGCCTACGTTCAGCCCGGTCTGATTAACCGTGCATCTCTCGTGTTTATCAATACTACCAAGACCACTTGGAGTAACGGTAACTAATTGACAACGACATGAACATCCTCCAATCGTTGAAAAGTTTGTCTGGGTACCCGCTTTCTCAGCTTTCTCTTGAGAACGCCATTGAGGAGGCGGGGCTCACGGCAGCTTCCGAAGCTGATGCAAACGTTCGCCAAAGCGCACCATACAAACGTGCCAAGGCTCATGTGTACCTCATGCTCGCGGAGGCTCCAGACGTATCGCAGGGTGGCATAAGCTACTCTTTCAGCGACGAGGATAAGAAGCACTTCCGGACGCTTGCGCAGGGGCTGCTGGACGAAACAGGCGAAGACACCACTACGTTCAGCGACAACTACGGCTGGCAGGGCGAGAATATGTAAGCCATGATAATAGTCAACGGGTACATTCAGACGAAGGTCAAGACCGGTGGAGGAATGGTGGGCGGCAGGCCGCAGCCCGTGTCCGTGACCGATGGCGACCCTATCCCCTGCAACTGGAGAGCTCAGAAGTGGGACAAAAAGGGCAAGACGGTCGATGGCGTGTTCACGCAGGCTCAGTTCGAGATACTCGTAGAGCTGCAGGACTTCAATGCCGAGACGCTGACCCTCTATGACACCACTGTTGAGGAGCGCAAGCTGGGAGAGTTCACGGTTCAGAGCGTCGAGCCGCTTGCGGCTACAGGAGCAACTAAGATCACCGTGTAATGCCCATCAAGCAGCAGACACCGAACGCAGAGGTAGAACGGTACCTCGAAGCGAAGGCCAGAAGCCTGCACCGGGCATTGGTGAACAACCTCATATACGTTGGCGAAGCTGCCGTCAAGGAGGCTCGCGAGCGTGGAAGGTATAAAGACCGTACGGGAAACCTCCGCAGCTCAATAGGCTACTGTGTAGTCGATGACGGGAAGGTTATCAGCGGAAGCTCCTTCGACGTGGTTAAAACCGGAGCGCAAGGCTCGCAGGAAGGGCGTAAGTTCCTTACCAGGCTTGTCTCGGAGCACTCGTCAGGGCTTGTTCTGATAGTCGTAGCAGGAATGGACTACGCAGCCTACGTCGAGGCGAAGAACCTGAACGTGCTTGATAGTGCTGAGCAGATGTCGGAGCGACTGATACCACAGCTAATGAAGCAGTTGAAGATATGATTCAGACCAACGAGGACATAGAGCAGTTCGTATATGATGCTCTCGCCCCACTTCTCTCGAAGGAGCAGGGTGCCGGCGTCATCACGGGCGACCTCTACCCCGAGGACTGTCGCCCGCTTGACTCCAAGCTGGAAGATGCCGTGATTGCTGTTGCAGACGGTGACCCGGCTCAGATTCAGACCGGGCGCGTCAGGGTCAATATCTACGTTGCTGACATAGACTGCGGCTTCGGGCGCAAGGTGAAGGACAAGGACAGGTGTCAGTTTATCGCCTCTCTCGACAAGGAGATAGTGCGTCTGCTGAACGCTGCCGACAGCCAGTACCTTTGGCGCTTGTTCCGTACGACGGCAACTATAGCTGATCCGGACATCGAACAGCACTTTGTCAACGTCAATCTCGCATTTAAGTTCAACAACGAATAATTTGTACTACTATGGCAAAGAAGAAGATTTTAGGCTGGGGCGAGTGCGTTGCTAACGACGGCACCAATGCTTATGACGACCTTGTGGAAGGCTCCGCATCCCTCTCCGTTGAGGAAGGCGACGAGCAGGAGGCCAACATCGAAGGTGGCAAGGCCGAGGGTCGCAAGCAGAGTCCCGACAAGTACATCATCGAGTACGACCGCCGTCTTGGTGATGAGGAGTTCAAGCCCGGTTACATCGAGGACTTTGGCGAAATCGCCATCATCCCGAAGAATACCGGTGCCGTATATGCTGAGCTGAAGGGCGTTTCCCTGAAGAAGACCCTTCGCCAGGACACTACCGACGGTCTCGTGGGTCACTACGAGTACAAGACCAAGGGCTCTACCGACTCGCAGGGAAACCTCGACGACGTTGAAATCAAGAAGAGCACTCTGGCCACCTCGTTCACCGCTGTTACTGAAACCACCGGCAAGAACCCCTATGTCGAGGGCTGGTACACCAAGGTCGGTAATACCGATGTCTACGTTCATGCTTTCGAGAATGCGCCCAAGGACGGTGTTACTTATTACGCAATCTCTTAACCCTCTGCCGCCTGGGGTATATCAGGCGGCATATATCGCGGGATGGAACAGTAGGTAGTTCAGCTGGCTCATCACCGGCAGGCCGCAGGTTCGAGTCCTGCTCCCGCAACTATGGACGACAAGAATAGAGAATACCAAGACGCTCTGGCCGACATCATAACCGCTAAGCCTCATGAGTTTACCGTAGGCCGCAAACACCTACGGCTCTATCCTGTCACGCTTGCAAAAATGCACATGGTGCGTCCCTACATGGACGCGCTGGAAATCAACCAGAAACTTTTCAGCTTGAACCCTCACTATGAGGTACTGCGTGCAGTCAGCAAGCACCGGAAGGAGGTTTGTTCTGCCCTCAGCATTCATACTTCGCCCAACAGCTACCGGGAATTGTTTAATGCGCAGGCATTTTCGACTCGGAGGAACCTTCTTGACAAGGCTTCGGACGAGGACTTGGCTACGCTGTTGCTCGTTGTCTTGTCGTCGGATAAGACGGAGCAGGTGATAGGCTACCTCGGGCTCGACAAGGAGAGTGAGCGTAAGGTGAAGATTATGCGCATCAAGGGAAAGAGCAAGAACAGCATACAGTTCGGAGGCCTGTCGGTGTTCGGTTCCTTCATCGGGCAGCTGAAGGAAATGGGCTACACGGACGACGAGATACTCTACGAGCGTCCATACGCTTTCCTGCGGCTCATGCTGGCCGACAAGACGCTTTCGGTTTACCTTACCGACGAGGAGCTGCAGAACATCAGCGTTGACGATGGCGGCAACATGATAGACGGTAACGAAGCCGGTTCTTTCGACAAGCTAAAGTCCGTTCTCGCAGGCAAGCACATTAAGTTGAACGAATAACCAGTACCCGCTATGGACGAAGGCAAGATAGTATATTCATCGGAGCTCAGTGACAAAGGATTTGCCGAAGGTGCAGCCCGCATACGCAGCCATATACACAACCTTTCCTTACAGGTTGGGCAGGAAGGCAATAAGATAGACTCCGTGTTCGACAATATAGGACGCAGGATGGAGCAGGCTTTTGCCGTCGGTTCTATCGTGGCGTTTCAGAAGAAAATCATCGACGTGCGCGGTGAAATGGAGAAGCTGCAAATCAGCTTCAAGACGCTGGCCGGCGAGCAGGTGGGAAAGCAGCTATATGAGGACATCAAGCAGTTTGCTACTACCACCCCCATGATGATGAAAGACCTGGCTCAGGGTGCGCAGACGCTTCTCGGCTTCAATATAGCTGCTGAGAAGGTTATGCCGATACTCCGTCAGATAGGCGACATCAGCATGGGCGAC